TGGGTAAGTGGGGGTTGAATCATGCGACGCGGGACAGAGCGGTGCAGCCGAAAGGTGATGCATACTCTGTCCTAGTACGTCCGCATGGTTAGGTTAACAACAGCTGCATGGCGGAGTTTCAACATTAGACCGGGGGTTAGCGCGTGGGAGTTCCCACGCGGACCACGCGGCCGTGCTGTTTATCCCGTTGCATGCCCAGAGCTGCCTAACTACCAACAATCTTCACTCTTCCCGTATCATCGCTATTCACCAATCTCATTTAAGTCGTCACTTTACAACGAAGTCCAGGCCGTGAACAAACGTGTCCTGGGCGCCGTTCCACCGGTTGACCCACAAACAATGCAACGGTTTGTGCGTTGGGTCAAAACAAACTTCAGCAGGCTTTTCCCTGGATATCGTAGGAGAAGACCTGCCAGCATGGCTGAGTATTTGGAGGTTTCCAATGCAAGCCCTGCTGTCAAGGCGAAGCTCGCTCGTGTCAGAGCAGACCTTGAATCGTTAGGTATCAGTGAGACATGCGGTCTTCCCAGAGACGTATGTAAGTTTTATACGACACGGTCTTCGTTCGTGAAGGTCGAGAATTGTTGTTATGAGACTCCTCTTGGCGTCCTTCGTAAGGCTCCAAGACTCATACAAGGAGGGAAAGCCGAATACATTGCTCTTGTAGGACCAACATTCGTTACAATTCAACGTGAATTGAAGCGGATTTGGGGCAAGGACTTTGCTGTTTGGTTCACCAGTGGTGCTTCTGCTGGACCTCTCTCCAAGTATATCACGCGCGACATCTCTTGGTTGACTTTTGAGAATGACGTGAGTGCTTTTGATACTTGTGTTGGGCGCGATTTGTGCTTGCTTGAGCTATGGTTGGCCAAGAAGTTCGGTGCATATCGCACAGTGCTGGATTTGATGAGAGCGAATATTTCAACTCGTGGTTGGACGAAGTTTGGAGTGAAGTATTCAGTTGAAGGGACGCGGAAGTCTGGAGACCCGTTCACATCTTGTTTCAATTCAGTACTTAACGGGCTCATGCATCTCTATGCTGCGTCGGATGAGGGCGCAGTACCTGTCTCAGTCGTATTGGGAAAGGTAAGAATGCTTGTGCAGGG